TACTATAACAGAGGCAAAATTAAATATTTCAAATAGTGGCTCTAATGGGCAATATTTAGAATATTCAAATGGCGGACTTCAATGGTCAACTGTACAAGCCGGCTCTGTAATAAACCTATATGACGAAAATTTGACAGGCGGACCATATAATACATATACCGCGCCTCAAGTTGGAAGTAGCCAACCTAGATCGGTGGCTATAGGACACGATAGTACTGTACAGACTGGAAATGGTTATAGTTTTGCCATAGGTGACCAATGCGGAGTACACGGCGGAGAGGGACATTTTGCAGTAGGAAAATCTGGAAACGCAAATGGTAATTGGGGGACTGGAATTTCTAATCAAAGTAAAAGCTCTTTATACGGAGCTAGAAGTAACGGAAATATGCATTTTAGTTTCGGTGCTTATGGTCATACAGATCAAGCTTGGGGTGTCGCAATGGGATACCAAGCTAGAAGTGACCACCAAGCCGGATATGTTTTTGGTAATCAAATAAATAGTTTTCAGAATTATTCTATATCATTAGGAAATACGTCTGCGGTAGTTAAAATAGCAGAAACTTATACTTTACCAACCGGCACTGGATCGAATGGACAACAAATAACCTCTGATGGCTCTGGTGGAAGTTCTTGGGGATCGGCATCCTCTGATAGCAGAGTTAAAAAGAATATTAATACAACCACTATAGGTTTAGATTTTATAGAAAAATTAGAGCCGATATGTTTTGAGTTTAAAACATATAAAGAGCTAGATAAAGACGACGAAGAGTTAAAACATTTAAAACCAGATACAAGATGTGAGACTGAAAACGATTTACCGGATGGTCTTAAAACTAAAAAAGGACGTAGGACTGGTTTAATAGCACAAGATGTTGAAAAGGCATTAGACGATTTAAATATCAAAGATTTTCAAGGTTACTCTAAAGATAAATGGGGAGTTAGAGAATTGCATGAAGATGCATTTGTTTTTCCATTAATTAACGCAGTTAAAGAATTATCGGCAAGAGTAAAAGAATTAGAAAATCAAATCTGCGACTGTAAAGGAAGTAAATAATGGCGATTCAAAAAACGACAGAGGCTAAAGATACTAATTACCAACATTGCATCGGTATTAAAGTAGAGAATACTTATCATAGAATAGCTGATGCAATAATTATTAGATATAAAGAAAATAATGCCGATCACGATCCATTAAAAAATGCGGACTGGATCGTTAAGTTACAGATTTTAGGTTATCCATCAGCAGATAGCGAAATAGGAGAGCCAACTGTTAGCGGTAAGTGGGTGGCAGTTAATGTAACAGAAATTGACAGTCAGACCGCCGATACTTTTATCGGTAAATGTTACCAATATTTAAAAACTATAGACCCTTTTAAGGATGGCTCAGACGTATAATAGATGTATGGAATAGGAACATATTCACAAGCACCATTTAGCTCACTCGCCGGCTCAATACAAATAGCCGTCGTTAATATGAATATCCAGTCATCTGCCTCTGCTAGTATTTCTGTAACTAGATTTGCTGAACCTTCCTTTAATATACAATCTACATTATCCGGCTCTTTTCAGCGTAAAAGATTTGCTGAAAGTGATTTTGTTTTTCAATCTAATTTAAGTGTTGAGGGAACAAGAGTTAGATTAGATAACGCAAATTTATTTAGTAATATTACGATGAATGTTAGTGCTACGAGAATACGCACTTCAGCAGTTTCGCCAACTATTACAACTACAATGGATGCCGGTGATTACTTTAGAACAGTAAAGGCGGTTATCCCATTTACATCTCAATCTTCTTTATCTGTGTCTGCTATTAGAACGCAATTTGCCGTATCTAGTATGTCCTCGCAAACTACGATGAACGTAGACGCGACTAGACTTCAGAGTGCAATAGTACCAATGAATATTACAACTAATATGGTAGCTAACGCATCCGGTATATTTAAAGCGGTTATTCCATGCGAAATTAATACGGAACTATCTGGAGAATTTACAAGATTACAATTTACAACTTGCCCTATGGCTATACAGACAACCATCGTAGTAGATGCCAGATTATTTTGGGAGCCTCTACCGGATATTACTGAGAATTGGACTGTAATAACTAACCCAACAACAAATTGGTCAGCGATTCCAAAACCATCAGAAACTTGGACAGATGCTTGGGCATTTGACGAGGTAGCATAAGGAGATATTAATGGCGAATACGACGAATTATAATATAACTAAACCGGATGTCGGAGCGAGTGAGAATACTTGGGGAACTACGATAAACACCGGATTAGATACAATAGACACCACAATTAAAACTGTATCGGACACAATTCCAACAACTATAACCTCAACTACACTGACGGATACTCCTTCGAGTTTAGGAACGGCAAAACAAGTATTAAGAGTAAATTCTGGAGCTACCGCAACTGAATTTGCAACACCATCAATAGTAGATTTAAGTGATACTCCATCATCTTTAGGGACTAGCGGACAAATACTAAAAATGAATAGTGGGGGAACTGCCTTAGAGTGGGGGACAGATGATAGTGGTTCTGGAGTAAATTTAGGTAGTTTTAATGTAACTACTGCAGGCGCGCAAAATACTGCGTCATTAAATTATAATAATGGTACTTTTACTTTTACTCCGAATGATTACACCGGTACAATTACAACAATGGCAAGCATGGTGTCTGGCTCTAAACCTAGTTTTGCCGAATTGACTGTAACACCTCAAGCAAATCAATATACTCCTTGGACACATGGATTAGGCGATCATCCAGATGCGGTACAAATAGCCTATAGATGCACAAGTGCAGATTTAGGATATTCAGCAGGGGATATACTTTTAGGACATGACCATTGGGAGCAAACTAATTCAGTAGCTTTTGTTGTTTCTACATCGACAACGCAAGTTAGAATTTATCATGGTTACACTGGTTATTATTTTCTGCCACATAAAGGTAATTCACAAGGTGCATATACAAATGGCGGAGCAGTAGGAAAATGGGAATTATTAGTAAGAGCATGGAAGTTTAATTAATGGCACTATTACCTCTAAATATTCCTGCCGGAGTTTATAAAAACGGAACGGATTTACAAGCCACCGGTAGATGGGCGGACTCTAATCTTGTTAGATGGCACGATGACTCTTTACAACCGGTAAAAGGATGGAGAGCTAAATCTGGAAGAGGTTTTACTTATCCATTAAGAGGTTTACTAGGGTGGAAAAGTAACACCGGCTCTAGATACTTAGCTACCGGCGATTATAAAAATTTATTTGTAGTTTTACCTAATGACTCTGTATTTGATATTACACCGACTGGTTTTACGAGTGGTAGAGTTGACGCGAGTGGGATGACCGGATATGGAGCAGGCTTTTACGGACAAGGCATATACAACGCACCGCCGATTTCAACGTCATCTGTTTTAGAAGATGCTACATCATGGTCTTTGAACGCATGGGGTCAAAATTTAATAGCTAATACTAAAGACGACGGAAAAATTTATGAATGGACATTAAATACCTCAAATCCTGCGTCTTTATTAACTAACGCACCAACATCTGTAGTAGCTACGATAGTTAGTGATGAGCGATTTTTATTCGCATTTCAAACAAGGACAGTATATTGGAGTGACCAAGAAAATAATAATGTATGGACTTCTACTGCAACTAATCAAGCCGGTAACATAACTCTAGAAACTCAAGGAAGTATTAAAACTGCGGAAAAAATTAAAGGCGGTATTATAATATTAACAGATGAGGATGCTCATACCTCAACTTATATAGGCTTGCCATTTGTCCACTCAATACAGAGAGTTGGTACTAAATGCGGTATATTTTCAAAACAAGCCTCAGTATCAATAGATATAGGTGTGGTATGGATGGGCGACTCCGGTTTTCATATTTATAGCGGTGGGAGAGTCCAAGAGCTAAAATGTGATGTAGCAGACCATGTTTACGGCGAAATGAATATGGCTCAAAAATCAAAAGTCTGCGCTGTAGCAAATTCTAAATACGACGAGATAATTTGGTATTATCCGGTGTCTACAGAAAACGATAGATATGTAGCTTGGAATTATAAAAACAATACTTGGTCTATAGGTCAGATAGGCAGGACAACCGGTATAGATACCGGCATATTTGAATTTCCAATACACGCCTCATCTGAATTTCATACAAGTAATATCGGCAGAGGAAGATTTACTATGCCGGTAACATTTAATGGCACTTCACCAGATAAAGACTCTGCTTGCGATGACGTAGGTGAATTTGTAAGGCAACGGCACGACATAAGTGGATTGAATGGCAACGGAACATTTGCCACCGGTGTTTTGACAAAAAGTTTAATGAGTACCGATACTAATAATGTTAATGCAAGTAGTTTAGGATTTTTAGCTAAACTTGAGAATGGCTCTAGTACAGAATATGAAACTCCAGTTTTTCCGGTACAAAGATTATTATATAGAGTGCAAAATTTAGGGAGTACAAATCATTTATCAAATTATACTTTAACTATTACCGGATTAGACGCTAACGAAGTTTCAGCTACAGACTCATATACTATTAATGCTAACGGCACTTTTTATACTACTACTACATGGACTAAAGTTACTAACATACAATTAACTAGGGACGTGAGTGCAACCCAACCAAATTATGATTTAGGAGTTGGATTAGAAAGTTATACCACCGGTTATAGTAAAGCTGAAATAAAAAATAGTTATAATGGAATTACAACATCTGGTGCTGATAGTAATACTGTAATAGACGCGGAAATAACTACCGGAACTTTTATAAAAGATGCGTTAATAGAGTTTGTAACTGACTCCGCAGGGAATAGCCATCCAACCGGAACGGATAACAATTTACAGATATTGACAAGAAATAAAGAATTTTTAACACCTAATCAGTATATGTTGTTAGAACACGAGGTGGGCGAGTCCAGAGATGGGAATGTACCTTATGCCGAAA